TTACCTGTACTCAAAATTTTTGTGTTGCCAAGCATAACTTCATTTCTAGCACCCACAGTATTTGAAGAAATAACAGCAGCAGGTGTGTTAACGTTGACACTACCACTAATAGGATCTGATTTTAGTTTTTGATTGTAAGTAATCTCTTCCGGACCATTAACATAAAAAGATGATGTAAGATCATATTTAACAAATTTGCCTGTAGTTGTAATTTCACTGGCGATGGTATTAACTTTACCACCGCCATCTCCAGATTCTATCTTAACTTGATTTCCACCCTTCAATGTTAAAACTTCTTTAGCATCTAAAGTGATATTATCCGCTGCAATGTTTGCGTCACCATGTACCACAATATCCATCTCACCTTCCACAGTGAGAGAATACGCTGGATTTTTGCTTGTTTCACCACCGGCACCGGTAGTAGAATCATCATCATTCCCCTTAAAATGACCTGAATAACTTTTACATTTATCCATAATCATGTCTGCTCTATGAATCAAATTTCCTCCATTTGTTCCATCGTTAGCAGTTTTGCCAGTTTGTAGATGAATATTTCTGTTTTCATCTATATGTAAACATGTAGCACCATCAGTAATGAATAATCCACCAGATCCATCTTTGTTTGAATATGTGCCTAACATATATCCAAGATGAATTCCAATTAGTTCAACTTTACCAGTGCAAAATGATTTATCTACAAAACTTACACTAGTATCTTCTGTAGGTTTTGCTCTAGTAGCACCACCCAAATTACTTGGATTATTTGTCGGTTGATTATGGTTAGCAGACATTAGGGGCAATCAATATAAGTACCAGTACCAATTTTGACATATCCTTTCGCTTCTAGTTCTGTTGGTGGTAGACACACTAGACTTGGTAGAACAAATCCACCAATTCCTTCTCCGCCAACAACTATAATTTCTGGGATAGTATCATATGTGATACTTCTATTTAATACATTAACACCTGAGATAAATCCATCTTCATTAATAATTGCCTCAGCAACTTTAGAATCCCCATTGACAAATATGGTGGGTGCTGTGTTATAATTGAAACCAGGGCGTATGATAGTAAAAGAGTCAATAACACAGTTAATATCATTATCTGCTGGTAAATTTGGTTTATATCCAATACCAATCTTAGTAACCCTAATTTCAGAAACAAAACCTCTATCATCTAATAGAGCAATTGCTGCTGCACCATACCCATCACCGTTGATAGTAACTTTTGGAGGTACTTGGAAACTCTTATTTCCTGGATACGAGACAGGAATACTGATAATTGAACCATCCTCATCAACAATAGGATCACCAAGTTCAGGTGGTATGTATTCATCAATTGCAGGTTCTGGTGGTATTGTTAGTTGTGGTAGCGGTGCTAATTCTGGAGGAAGATTAATTACAAAATTACCAAAATCAGTGGTTGTTGTTAAATCTAAACCATTCAAATAGTCTAATAATTCTTGCTCTGTTGTTTCCTGAGATAATACAAACCTATCTTCTTCTTCCTCCTCCTCTTTGTCGGAAACAAATAATGTTCTCGATCCTAAAGGAATTGAACTGTTTAGTAGTAATAATGTAAGAGATTCTAAACGTTCAAATTCTCCATCTTCTTTAATAAAAACAAATGCTTTTGCATTACCATCAGCATCTACAGTTACCTCACCAGCAGTAACATCTACATAATCATTTGTTGAAATAGATCCAAACAATTCATATGTAAATGTGGTTCCCTCTTCATATCCAACTGTTTCAATTATATACTCAATTGTTTCTCCTTCTAGATATTCATCTTTTTCTGTTGTAATTGTAACTAATTTATTATTAAATTTTTCCTCTGGAAATTGATCTTCTGGTTTTTCATCCCAAATTGTTACACTAGCCGCTGCTCTTTTTTGTAAAATTTCAACGCCAAGAAAAGATGGCATCTCAACAGTTGTATTTTCTACCGTAACAAAACTAATAGTTTTTGGTTCTGTATAAAGTAACTCACTAAATTCTTCATATCCACGTTCACTATCTAATAAATTTTTCTCAAATACATCACCAAATATTTTAAGATCTAGTAATTCGCCAACTAACGTAATTGTAAATGGAATATCATTTGTTCCATCTTCACCACCTATCTTGCTTCCATTAATAATAAAAGACATACCAATCAAAAATCTTCTACCAGGATTTAAAATTCTAAGGTATGCTTCGCCAAATTCACCCCTAGAAACTTCAATCTCTAATCCAAATGCTTGACCATCTTCACTAGAAATAATACAAGGCGGATATACTACACCCGCTTCAGATGCTATATTATAAGATTCTTCAATGTAATCAATTTCCAAAACTCCATTGCGTTCTGGTCCCACAATATCAAATTTAGCAATTTCTCCAGATTTAATTTGATCTTCTTGGGCGGTTATAAAATAATCTACGTTATCAGAAATATCTCTTTTTAAGTCTGGTGTTGTAATAGTATTTGGGAAACTAGTTGGATATTCCGATACACTTAGTGGAATATTTGGAGTTGCTTCAGATACAGCAACATATGTATTAGTTTGTGAATCATTTAATACTCCACCAGTTAATGTAGCTTTTGTATCTTTTTGAGAATTTTTTGTAGCATCTTCACAAACACCTCTAGTAAATTGTGAAATATCTCCTGATAAATCTGTTCCTCTTAAACTACCATTCTCAATTTCTTCGATTAATTTATCAAAGAAACTTGCATCATCTTCATCTTCATCATCTTCGCCATTTGATCCATCACTACAAATATTTTTATCTTTCTTGCAATCTTGATCTGGACCGGTGCAACTAATTCCAAGGATGTTTAATACCCTGTTAATTACGCCACCAACAATATTTAAGAAAGAACCTGCAGTTCCCAATAAACTTTGTAGTGGACCAAGAACAGATTCAACTAAACTTGTAAATCCAGATTCAATAAATGAAACTGCTGAATTTACAATATTGTCAATTAAACAATTTGCTGCCGTAAATGCATCCTGAAGATACTCTAAAATTAGGTCAATTAAATAATTAATTAAATCATCAATAGTTTTTTTGAACGAACACCCAACTTCATTCAAAATTTTATTAAATGTGTCAATAACTTCCTGCAAAAAATTTCCACGTTCAGTATTAGGAACATAAGATTCTTTGGGATTTTTGGGTTTATCTTCTGCCGTTTCTGCTACTTGTTTTGCGGATTCAACTCCAATAATTAATTTAACTAACTCTTCAATAGCATCCCTAATACCAAAAAATATTTCTTTCTTAATTCTAAGGGCAAACGAGTTAGTTAATCTAGTAATTTGAGTTATGTATTCTCTTGGGATGTCTACACCACTGTATAGTAAACCGTTCGCCTTACTAATATAATAATCGCCAAGATTTCCCCCAGAATTTTGTGATGCTGCTAAAAGTTCTGATAGAACTCGTTTAATAGCAGAACCTATATCTTTAGCATCACAATTTGCATCAGCTAGTGGTACACATACTTTACCACCGGTTGGATTTGTATCACTATTTGATCCTTTTAATGCCAGCAATGCTGCAGGAGCTTTCCCTGATTTACCAGATTTTTTAACAGCAGGTTCTCCACCTTCAGTTGACGCCCCCTTTTCATTTTTTCCGTCTTTAACTTCGGATGCTGATCTATGAATAGCCCCATTAACTGCCTCTGATAGAGTGTTACCAGTAACTCTTTTATTAGAAAGTTCTAAACTATCAAATCCAGGAAGAATATCCTGTACATCTTTAAATGTTGAAGCTTGTGTGCTTGCTATACTGCCGATAATTAATGGTTTCTGTCCGTCAGGGTCCAAGTAAAAACCAATAACCCAAGCACCAACCTTTAAATTATTAGATCCTGCAGGTTGACCTGTTCCGAAAGGAACATTCACCGGCAACATAACATTAGCCCACGGAAGATCTTCTGTTTTAGTTACGGTTCCTTTTTTGTGATGAACCCCAACAATTCTAACTTGAACTCTTCCGCTATTTTTTATGTCAATAACATTTTCAACCTGTCCGATGAACCAGTTAAATCCATCAGATCCGATATTATATGTTGGAAATATTGTAGATAAAACTGGATCCATATTATCCCTTTACTTTACTTGGTTCTTCTTCTATACCATATGTATCACGAATTAATGTCAAACTAGTTTCAAAAGTTTGTCCGGTTTCATCTGCCATATTAAAATTATGTGATAATTTTGATATTAAATATTTTCCACTTGATTCATTATCCCAGTTATTTCTTTTTCTTTCCTCTTGTGATGCCATATTTGGCAGATATATTTTAATTTTTTCACCAACTGTTAAATTATAATTTCCTGGGATATTAATTTCTAATTTTTGTAGTTCTAGAACATTTCTTCTAGCAATTCCTTGGGCGATAAGATATTTCGTTTCGTCAGGATATCCACCACCATCACCACCCTCTTCAGGATCTCCAACCTCTTCACTAAAATTCCAACTTTCATTATCAATTACCATAGACATTACCCTAGATGGAGGCAATTCACTTTCACCATCAACAGTAGTAGCAAATATAGGTAAATTATCTTGATATCCTAATTTTGCCATATTGTTAAATGTGTCCTTCATATTATAAACAATTTCTTCAGTTTCTGCAGTCGCATAATTATATAAAACCATCTTATTTGAATAGACACCTCTCTGCATTTTGTCTAAAAGATCAATCTCTGTTGTAAATCTGTATGCTTCTATTGTATAATAATTATTTTTTGACCCAGCATAATCTAATGCAGGAGAAGCAAAATATTCAGCAATTGCTGGTTTACCATCAAAATTTTGTTTACCGTCATCACAAAGTTTATCTATAGAATTAAATACAAATCCGTTTTTGTTTTGAAAAAATAAATAACCCGCAGTTCCTTTTACGGTCTTATCATTTTCACTGTTTTCAGTAGAAACTGTATTATTTTTTGAAGACCCAAGTCCAATATTGTTATATGCATTCTGTGATACTGATCTAACTAATAAATTTCTTATAATTGAAGTTACACTTTTTCTTGCCGGATAGAATGATATACTGTTTCCGGTAGATTCTATATCTAATTCCTCCTCAGTTTGTAGATAATTTTTAAGTAAATCTTTTACTATTTCACTTGGTTTGCCACTTAATTTTTTAACAACTCTCTGATATTGATTTGTAAATGCCTCACTCGGTAACAAAGCTAAACTATATGTTTGTGTATTTGCACTAAATTTTCTATTATAAACTTTCCAAATTCTAAATTTTAATTCAAAAGACTCTAACACTGCATCTGCAGCACAATTAAATTTTATAGTTACTAATTCTCCACCTTGAATTGGGGCGGTTTTAATTAAATTGGCACCACTATCAATTACCGCTAATGTTGCTCGAACAAAAGGTTCATCTATATCTTCATAATACTGAAATAACGGACATAATGCAGTAATATCTTCAACTGTTCCTCCCCAAGTTGTTATTTCAATACTTTCCGGAGAAAAATCTTTTACACTTGCCATTTATAATTCTCCTACACTATAGCCCATGGATTAATATAACCGGTATCCAAATTACCTCCCGGAGATGAAGACCACATATTGTTACTTACTATTCCACTTCTATTAGCATTCATATTTGATGCTGAACTTGTCTTAAAATTGGTATTTAGGATGGCATTCAATGCATTGTTTCCACCGCCAATATTAAATGGTCTGCTTGCTACCGCTGGCGCTGCTCCAGGGTTTGCTGCAGCTGCTGCACTAGCTACTTGAGGTGCTAAAGATCTTGTTTCTGGTCCAATATCTAGTAAATTTAAATCTCCGGTAGGATCCACTCCAGAACTACCAGGAGGACGCTTCTCGAAATGTAGGTGCGGATCTTTGGTTTTTCCGCCACCAGTTTTGCCAATTTCGCCAATAGTCTGACCTGTATATTTTTCACCTACTTTTATGTCTGGACTAATACTCTTTAAGTGAGCAAAATAATATTCAGTTCCTGTTTGGTCGTCTTTGATAATAACTAAATTTCCATATGTGCCCATGGGACCGGCATGTGTTACTGTTCCATGTCTTCTAAATCCAACATAGTAACCAGTTTTCTGACTAGTTCCAATATCAACACCATTATGGTGTCTTCCGTGCCACTTACTATATCCAAAACCGGCGGTTTTTCCAACATGTTCGTGTCCTACTGCTCCCCCAGTTCCACGCACTCCTGCCCCCAACTTTTGCGCCAAAGATCCTCTAGTTACCTCATTTATTACAGCAGTTCCAGATAAATTGGCTGCAACAGGCGATGATGAATTTCCTCCACCATTACCACCACCATTACCACCACCACCATTACCTCCTCCATTACCTCCTCCATTACCACCACCATTACTTTCGTCATCTTTACTGAGCTCAGATGCAACTGCTTTACCACCAAATAGAGTATCTAAAATTCCAATAGGAAATCCAAGAGCAGTAACTAATGGTTTTAATAATGGTTGCGCTGCTTTAGCTATAACATTAAAAAATGGCAATTTGGATGCCATAAATCCAAGTGTTGACAGCATTATTCCACCACCCAACATAGTTGGAATGCTGTATAATTTACTCATATCTTCAGTTGTAGATTTATCTCCCATCAAAGATTGACCCGCAGGTCTATTTGTAGGAATAACAGCAGATGGACCTACACCAGAAATGTCTGTAGGATTTGTAAGAGTTTTTGATCCACCACCAAATAATCCACCAATAAAATTAGTAACACCAGAAGCAGCACCACCAAGAGCATTACCGATGCCACCTAGAGCATCACCAATACCTCCCATCGGATTAATTAGCATACTAAGTAAGGGTCCAACTGGGGGAGGTAAAAATTTATTGATTACATCAGTAATAATTCCACCACCAGAAAGTTTTGTTTCACCTTTCTTTCGCGGCATAATAATTCCGCCATTAGAAAGTTTTGTTGATTCCATTCTTGGAGTAAATCCACCCTGACCAAACATTCCTCCACGTTCTCCAGGACTTTTAGAAGCCCAAGGAGTAGGAGAATTCATAGGTTGTGGACCTATGGGTCTAGAATAAGAAGAAGATGTTGGTTTTATATTTGTTCTTTTGCCACGAAGAGATCTACCAAAACTATAACCACTACCTTTGGCACCACCTCTTCTTCTACTGACAGCATTTACAACATTCTTAAATATATTTCCAATGTTATATCGACCACCTCCAGAAGCAGCTCCATCTCCAGCAGCTTTGACATTTGTAGTACCTGCTGTATCTGCTTGTCCTTCCGATCTTGCTTCTGCTTCTTCTTGTTCTTTCCTATTAGATGCGTCGATAGTAAGATCTAATTCTGTCTGATGAACTTTTACTTCATCTGCAGATGTTTCAGAAATACTTGATGTTGATTTATCTAAATCTTGTACTGATGTTTCTACTGTGGTAGCAGAATTATCTACGTTATTAACAGATGCTGCTGTTTTTTCCGTAGTTGAGGTGAGATTACTTATGCTGCCTTTGATTTTGTCAATGGCATCCAACATAAGTTTGAAACCTTTTCCTAAGGTTCCAACCATACCAGAATCTTTCACTTCTCTATCAGAAGTGTCTGGCATTTCTCCTGGTCTGATTAATCCAGCTTGTGCCGCAAATCTTTCCTTTTCACTTGCTGCGGGGTCATACTTTGTCTCTGGATCTCTTTGAAATGCACCTACAGAAGTTCTAATTTTGTCTTTTGCTTCAAATGCTAATGCTTGCTTGAAAAAATATCCTTTGTTTTTAGATCCTCTCTTTTCTTTTAACGACCTAAGTTCTTGTACGTCAGATTGGTCTACACCATCTTCTGATTGGGCGTCCTTAGTAATTTTCTTTTTGAGCTCATCAATTCTGTCGTCAGCAAATTTACGCGATTCTGCCGCACGATTACGAATTTTTCTAAGTTTTCCTACTAAATTGTCAATTCCATCTTTTGATTGTGCGCTTTGCCCAACCGGAGTGACCTTTATAGTTCCTGCACCCATTTATAAGAACCCCCTCATAATATTTATCCTAAGTATTTTGCAATTTCATGTTATACAAATCTGAAACTGTCAGTCCAAAACCAGATCCTTTACTTGAGGAATATACACCATCTCCGGTGCTAGCAATGGTTTGTCCAACTGGAATAGGAACCGGAACATATTGAATTCCTCCCCCACCATTCATCGCTGTTTCTACATTTGCAGGAAGTGAAGTTGGCATTGGAGCAGAAGAGTTAGTTGTACTTGCCTTTACTATTGTTGTAGGTGAAGATGAAGGTGGAGTGGCAGCGATTGCTGGTCCTTGATGTTGTCGAGGTGATCCAGCAGACGCTGCACTTGGTGGGGGTGTACCTGATGGGGATGTACTAGATGTTGGTGAGGATGCACCATGCATTGTTTGAATTATGTTAGCAACGTTCCGCTTATATGCCTCTGGATCATTATTATCCTTTGGAGGAGCATAGTCATAAGCAAGATGAGCCCATGCTGTATTTGGATCTGGATGTGCATTAAAGTTGTCACTATATCTGTCTGTCTTATGCCAAAATTTAATGTGTTCCCTAACGGAATCTTCCATTGAATTATAGTTAATAAAATTACCGCTAAGATCTCTCTGATTGAATGGATTATTACCAGCCATCTGACTTAAATATCCAGTTTCGACCATCGCAATAGCAGCTACCAACTCTGGGAATTTGGCACCACCTACTTTAACTGCCAGATCATATATCTTTTTATATGCTTCTCTCTGACTTAGATTTAAATTTATAACATTACCAGTTGCGGGGCCCGTTCCAGGAGTTCCAGGACGTGATGGACCGTTACTACCACTGGATTTATTTTTATTTTTACCACCACCAAATAAATTCTTGAAAAAGTTTACAACTCCACCTAAAATACCACGACCTTTTTTCTTCCCTTGATTACTCACATTTTCTTTTGTTTGTGCTTGAGTTGTTGCAGATTTTATTCTATCAGCTTTAAAAGATCCTAAATCTGCCGCAAATGTTGGTATATTATATTTTGAGATAAGTGGTTGTATAATTGGATTTATTAAAGGACCTAATGCCCTACCATAAAGAGGATTACTAACAATACCAGAAGCTGCTGATAAAGTTGGTCCCATTACTGGTAAGAAACTTGCACCGGACTTCAAACTGTCCATAACTCCTCTACCAACACTTGATGTTAGAGAGTGAACGACTTCATTTCCTGCTTCACCAGCAATAATTCCACCACCAGATAGTTTTGTATCACCTTTTTTATCTGGAGTTGGTGCAAGTATGTCTTTTGTCAATAAAAGTGCGTCAATACCTGCTGATATAGCAGTTCCTGGTCCTGGGAATGTTGATGCAATACCAGATGCAATTTCTCCTAATCCACCTAACCAATCGCCATTAGCAAATCTATCGATAGAGAATAATCCACCCATAATAATGCTAAGTCCAGGAATTTTTTTAAGTAATCCTTTTCCTAGTGCTCCTCCAGCTTTACCAACAATCTTACCACCTACTTTCTTGATTGCACCCTTGCCTTTCGAAAGAAGTCCTTTACCTTTCCCTGCTAAATTTTTTCCTAAATCTTTTGCTTGATCTGCTTTCTTAGCAAATCCTGAAGATGGTTTTGGAGCATCTGGTTTTACTGATGTTGGTTTGGAACCTGGTTTTGCCTGCCCTGCTGTGGTTTTATCGTAACCTGGATCGCCGGGTAACTTACCACTAGCATCCATCATATCATCAAGAGTTGGGGTGCTACCAGCTCTTGGGAATAATCCTTCAGTAACCGCCCATAATGCCGCCGCTTTTCCTAAGGCACCAGCACCTAGTCTGGCTCCCATTCCAAGTGCTCTGCCACCTAGTCCCCTAATAACTCCTGGTGCTCTGCCACCTAGTCCCCTAATAGCTCCTGGTGCTCTACTAGCAAGACCTTTGCCAAATCTAAGTGCTTTACCACCTAAAGACTTTGCTCCGCGAACAAATTGACCACCTTTTAATCTACCATATCTTCTTAAAGTTCTAAAAAATCTACGAGGATTTCTTAGTCTTCTCCACCATTTTCTAGAACCCCTGAAGTCTATATCAAAACCACCACCACCATCACCATCACCACCATCTTCTTCTGGGCGACTTACATTATCACCAGCAGCTTCAACTTTTGTGGTGTCAGCAACATCTTTTTGTAATTCAGATTCTGCTTCCTTTTCTCGTTGTTCTTCACGATTTAGATCATCCTTAAAAATTTCTCTAAGTTTTTCTTTTAACTCTAGAGAACGTGACTTATTTTTTATAAATTCACTAACATTGGATGAAGTTTTTACAAATACATTTTTTACTGATTTTAATTTTTTTGAAACAGAATTCAGTTTGGTGTTTGTCTCCTTCTGTGCTTTGTCCATTCGAACAAAACTGGAATCAATACCAAGAATTTTATCTGCAACTTCCTTAGATAACTCTAAAAATCTCTTCCCTAAAGTTTTATCTTCATACTCTCCTGTGTCAAATAACTCACCCTGTTTCATCATTTCAGGGCGAGAAGACATATCTCTTCTTAATACTGCTGCTAATCTCTCTTCTCTTTTTAAAGCTGGATCTTGAGATTCATCAGGATTTCGACTAAAAGTACCTTTTGTTCTTCTAATACGATCTCCACCAAACTCAGATGCAAGGGTTCTTTCTAAAAACCAACCCCTACGCAAATCTTTTGGATTTCCTCCAGATTCTTTAAATTCTCTTCTAGCTTTTGCTGCAAGACCAAATGCTTTTTTTACTCTATTAAATCCTTTATCTACTAAATCTCCACCAGAAGTAGACGTAGTAGAACTAATACCTTTATATTTTTTCTTATATACAGTTTTTCCAGATTTTTTTGATTTCTTTTTAGGTTCTGGACCTGAAGGAGGATTGCGAATCGAATCTACAAGTTTATCTAAAAAGTTTTTATCAAATGCCGCAGACATTCTCTGCGCTGTTGATACTCTTTTTTGAATATTTTTTGGAATAGTTCCCTTTATTCTAGGTCTCCTAATTCTCTTTGGAGCACTAAGTGATTTCTTGGGGTTATCTTCCCATGGATCAGGTATTTCTACTTTTGGTACTTCTTCTTCTTCTTGAGATTTCCTTGAAGTTTTTCTGATAACTCCACTTCTTTTAGGAAGCCTAATTCTTTTTGGGGCTTCAAGATTTGGTACTTCTACCCTAATAACTACTTCTTCTTGTTGTGGTGGTGCTGGAGTTGCCTCCACTTGAACCACAGGTTCCGGTTCTACTTCAACAACCTCTATTTCTATAGGATCCTTCTCTGGTTCTTCTACTCGTGGTAAATACCTATCAATAATCCACTCTTGATATTCTCTCTCTGCTTCACCACTAGTGCTACCAGTAGAGAATGTAGGATATCCATCCTCATCCTGCTTCATGTTAGCAATGATCTTGTCAGCATCGCTACTAGATAATTGTCTATCATGTAACTTAAAATAACTGGTGCCGGAATCATCTGTGCCACCAATTAGTCTTGCTTTAAGACGATTAAAAATATGATCTCTTTGTCCACCACCAGGCACACCTCTCCTGTACCATTCTACTGATGAGGGTGCCGGTAGATTAAACTTCATCTCTGTTGTTGCTGTTTTTTCTTAATTTCTTCCTCTTTCTTCTTAATATATTCGTTCACTAACAAAACATAAATTTGTCGCTCAAAGGGTGTAAGATTCTCAATTTCGGTCAATGAATATTTATGTTCCTCCATTAACATGAAATTGGTCCTATAATAATTTTCTAGATTATTATAGGCCATCACCCACCGGTAAAATTTAATAGACCCTCCAGAACATACTCACTTTCTACACCTGTTTTGGGATTAGTGATATTAAATTTATATCTCAATCTTGGTTGATTTTCGTAAAAATCAGCAATCTTATTAAATTGTTTTTGGGTCAAATTGTCTACCCATTCAATCATTTCTTCACTCTTATAATCAGAGCATTCTTCCACATCTTCACCTTTGAAAATTTGCTCTATATTACCAGCAACATATTCAGTTACTTCATCATCATCAAAATCTAGACGTAAACCAACAAATTTTACAAATTCATTAAGTCCTGGATATTTCATAATAATACCAAAATCTTCATCTTCATTAAGCATGATTTTGTTGTCACCTTTTCCATGTCTACCATCTACTTCAACTTCAAGTAAGTTAATGCGATGATTGACCGTAGTTTCACCATCATCTCTACAAGTTATTGTCATATCTAGAAATTCTTCTAGAGATCTAGCACGAAGTTGTAAAAATATATATTCTAAGTCAAAATATGTAAGATCTTCTACCTTAACTCTTGAAATAATGCAATTTTTGACAATCTGAACGATGGCGTTTTTCATCGTTTTTTCGTCTTCTGATTGTTCTGCTAATAAGAGTACTTTTTCTTCTTTTACTAGAAATGGCCTGTATTTCACGGTTTTACCGCTAGATGGAATTACAAGCTCATAAATTGGTGTAGACGGTTGTGGAAGTGCCATAATATTACTCAAGTCCTATATTTATGTATTCGACTTTTTTGACAAAAAAATACCGGAAAATTTTTTTCCGGTTTTATGGAATTAAAAAATCAATTTTGATATCAAGTAGCAACAATAGATCCTAATGTACCAATTGGTGCCGATGGTGTGTCTTGTGTGTTTGCTGGAGGTAGAATGGGTGCTCCAGGTGCTGCAGTTTTAAATTTAAAATCTCTCGCAGCGTAATCAATGAGGAATTTAGAGTAATAAAAATTAGCACTAACATTTACAAGTTGAGATGATCCATAAGATAGTGGAGTAGCATCTATACTATGTGGGAATGCATCTAAAAGCGTGTACTGCATCACTGTTGTATCTACATCTTTCACTCTTTCAGTTTTTTTGATAATGATTTTAGCTTGATAATCGTCTGGATACTTTACGCGACTAACGAGATCCTGGCGAGTCAAACTTGTATTAAATAATCGATTCTCTCTAATGGGAGTTTTATCCTCACTACCATAGTAAAATTGATAGTTGTGCCACTCCTGAAGAAATTTAAGTGGCATCATATTTTTATCACAATACCAACCCAAACTAACATCAGTAAATAACTTACCATATGAGTAGTTTACCTGTCCTTCACCCATGTAGACTCCATTTGTTTGTCCGGTCAAGGATGATACATTAGGTAGTTGAGCCTCATTACAAAACATAGTAATAATATCGTCAGACGCTAAGGTATGAACGCCACTCAAAGCACCTTGAACTACACTTTTTAAGTCGTCATTGGGAAATATAAAACTTACTTCAAATTCCGACGACATTGCCATACCACCTTTCATGGTATTGACAAAATCATTAATACTTCTTGTAGGCACGATAAATAGAAACGTGAACTATATTTATATTTATGGCATACTCAGGGTTATACAAACCAGTTAATCCCAAGAAGTATCGTGGCAACCCCACAAGGATCATTTATAGGTCTATGTGGGAGAAAAAATTTATGATATTCTGTGACCATACCTCAAGCATCGTGGAGTGGGGTTCAGAAGAAATCATTATTCCATACAGATCACCCATCGATGGTAGAGTTCATCGTTACTATCCAGATTTCTACATAAAGATACTGACAAAATCTGGTAAGTATGAGAAGTATGTCATCGAAGTTAAACCCAAAAGACAAACTCAAAAACCGAATGAGAAACCAAAACGTAAAACTGCTGCTTGGAAAAGA